CACCTCTAGCTCAGTTGGTAGAGCAACTGACTCTTAATCAGTGGGCCCAGGGTTCGAGTCCCTGGAGGTGCACCAGAAAAGCCACACAGTAGCGTTGAAAAACGTGCTGTGTGGCTTCTTTTTTTTGTATCAGATGGCGAGCTTGACTACTTTTTGACTACTTTTCACGGAGTTCTCAGATTTGCCGGAAAGATACTCGTTGAGTTTATCGGCAACATGGAGTGAATCCTCTTGTTCCAGATGAGTATAAATATCGGCGGTGACCTGAATGCTGCTGTGTCCCATTAGTTTTTGTGCCGTGCGTAAGTCTACCCTTGCACGATAAAGTGTCGTTGCGTAGGTATGCCGCAGCATGTGGGGATGCAGAGGAAAAGGCACAAGGGAAACAACGTGAGAATTCCACATTCGGGTGAATGCGGAGCGGGTCATATCCCCGCCATTGGAGGCAGGGACAATATATCGGCTCAAGTGTGGTGTATCAAGCAAGATGGCTCTGAGCTTGTCCGGGATAGGAATGACCCTGTGCGCAGCTTTTGTTTTGAGATCATCTACGGGATCTTGCTGATTGTTCAGAAAGGTCATAGCACGCCGGACGGTCAGAGAGTTGCTTTGAATGTCCGACCATTGCAACCCAAGCGCTTCTTCCTTGCGAAGCCCGCAGTACAGACAGAGGGCGCAGAATACGCGGGCGCGTGGTTCTACGACTACACTCATCAGAATATCGACCTCATCGGGAAGCAGAGCCTTTTTCTTTTCCGCTTTAGCGTGAGGGGTGATTTTGATACCCTCAGTAGGATTATCAATAATCAGATGATTCAAACGTGCTTCCTCAAAAAGCTGGCGCATAGTCAGAAGAACTTTACGCTGCAGGCTTTCCGATCTGGATGCAACGCTGGCCATAACCTGTCGGATGTGAACTGGTTTTACGTTTCGGAGTTCCATGTATCCGATCTGTTCCATGATGTGGAGATTATAGCTATCCCGGTACATTTTGATGGTAGCGGCCCGTAAATCGGATTTATAGTTTTTCAACCAAATTTTTGCCCACTCGCCCACCAATGTGTGATCTCCAACTTCAAGCCCGGCGGTATCTTGGTTCATTAGTGCATTTGCAGCGGCATTGACTTCAGCAATCGTTTTGCCGTATACAAATTTCTGTTTTCCGTTGGACAATGTCACCTTGCGTTGATAGCGGCCATCTTTTCTTTTTTTGAGTCTTGCCATAATAAAATAACCTCCTTTGGGTACACTTTGACAAGCCTACCCAAAAGAGGTATAATCACAGTGTCGGTTGTGACTGCTCTTTTTGAGTAAGCCAATCTATTTGAACGCTCTCGGTGTTGGTAGCACCGGGGGCGTTTTTTCGTTTTATAAACAATTAAAATCTATGCCTTTGCAAGCAGTCCAATAATGTACTGCTTTTTCAACAAATTCTTCTTCAAGGTTGAAATATTCGGCAATCTCCCAATTTTCTGTCATGCCCATCTTGTAGCAATTCAGGATTTCGTTGACAGGGAGATACTTTTCGACAGATGCGGCAAATGCCCGATGCTCTGCCTGTTCTTTGACTTCAAATGGACTATAAGCGCGGTAAAAAGCACCGCTCATGTAATGCCCTGCTTCATGCGCCAGCACAGTGCGTTCCTGTGCGGCGGTCTTGCATTTGCTGCGATCAATGACAAGGAAATTGTCAAAGAACGCGATTGCGAAATTGTTTTTGAGTTTAACATCCACAACGTCTACGTTCAAAGCTTCCAGATCATCATACATACAGCAAACGGCTGTGTTCATGCATTACACACCTGATTTCTTTTTCTTGTTCCGCTCGGCCTTTGCGCGCATAGCGACCATAAGATCGTCAATATCATCGGGGGTAAGATCATCCTTTACATCCCCATAAAAGGCAATCAGTTCATCCTTGACAGCCTGATTCTCATTTTGAGAGTCAGGCTGTTTTTCTTTTGAATCGGCATTCCCTAAGAGGTAATCAACGGAAACACCGTAAAAAGCAGCAATTTCATTCACATAGCGCCGATAGGATTTGTTACGCCCATTCAGCCAGTTTGTGATGACGTTGGGGTGAATCCCAAGATGCTCCGCAAGTTCTTTCTTAGCACCGTGCCGCGGCCCGATGCACTCAATGATTCTTTCTAACAATATATCCATACTACACCGCCTGATTTTGTGCATAAAAGACAAAACCACACAAAACACGCAAAGTGTCGTTGACACCAAACAAAATGCGTGGTATAGTATAGCCATACCACACAAAACACACAACAAACAAAACTGCTTTGTGTGATATGGACAGGTGGTTTTGTGATTTGTTTGATTTGCACTATTATCATATCACAAAACCAAACAAAACACAACTATAAATCTATACAAAGAAAGGAGGACGTTCATGGGGGAACTGTATACCTGCAAGGATGTAGCAGAACGGTACGGTGTTCAGATCATTACCGTATGGGAGTGGATTCGTAAGAAGAAGCTCGGTGCAATCAAAATCGGAAAGGAGTACAGGGTCAGCGCTGAAGACATCAAAGCGTTTGAGCGCTCCCGGCGGACGATTTGATTTTGAAGATGCCACATCAACAAGTGAGGGAGGTGAATTTGGTGGACGAAATGGTTGATAGACTGCTTGACATTCTGGCTGATAAATTAACTGAGCGCCTGAGCGCAGGACACAAAGAACTGTACACTGCAAAAGAGCTTGCAGAGCGGTACGGGGTATCATGCGCCACGATTCGCAGCAAGATGGCTGCCGGAGAGTTTGGAGAACTCGTTAGTGTCGGCGAGAGAACGCGGCTTGTGCCGTGGGCAGGAGTGCAGGCTTACGAATCTACACACACAGGAATGAGCACAAAAAGGACTTCGGAAAAGCATAAGGCCGTTTCGCATGGCAATCCGGGTCCGATTTGACAAATAAAAAGGCACCGTCCCGTTGCAGCAGGACGATGCCGAAAGGTGCGATGCGCCGAACCGCTTCAAGGAAAGGCTGCATCATCGTTTTTTAGTGTAACTTATTTCCGGCTGGAAATCAAGTACAAGAGAAAGTTTGTAGCTATGACCCATGAGGAACAGATTTCTTTGTTTGAAGCACTTGCGCTGAATGGCGCATGGAGCAACGCGGCCTGTACCGGATACTGCCTGCTGGCTATGCAGAGAGCCGGGCTTGACGAAAAGACCATCGAAAAGGTGCTGCATGAACTGCACTGGGCATTCGATGACACCAGCGTTGAACAGGCCGAGAAGATCTATTGCGGCGGGGAGGAGTAAAGATGCAGGAATTGCTGATGTTCATGTACGGCCTCACCGCTGAACAGGCAGCAGCTCGTGCCCCGGCGGCGCAGTTTGTTTTGACTGCCGTCGTTGCGGCCGTGTTTGTCTGGCTGGACAGCAACGGCACGTTCGACGGCGTAGGCCGCTGGATGGGTCGCAAGCTCAGGGAGGTGCTGGATGCTGTATCCGAGGACTGATGCGGAGGCTGGCTACCCTGACCCTCCTGTGTGCCCCCTCTGCCATCAGAGGTGTGATACCGTTTACCGCACCGATGATGGCGTAATCGTTGGCTGCGACCGCTGCTTAGAGGCCGCAGACGCATGGGAAGTCCGTGAGTGCTTCCTGGAAAAGGAGTGATTTTATGAAAGGATTGGTATTCGACACCGAGAATCAGATGCAGTTCAAGGACTTCGGCGAACCGCTGCTGGACAACCTCCAGAAAGAGGTCGGCGGTTGCATCGAGGTGGTTCATCCCAAGTATCTGCCGGAAGGACTGTGCATGGTGATTGATGATGAGGGACTGCTGAAAGGCTACGCCATCAACAGCATTGCCAGCATTCTCTACGGTACGCCGGAACATGGTCAGCCCATTGTGGGCACCGCTGTGATTCTCCGCGAGGGCTTTGTGGCCGGGGAGCTCGACTTTATGAGCCTGGATGACGGAGATGAAGTTGGCCTGATGCTCTTATTCTCTGCGCTCGGTATCTGCATCAAGAACGAAAGCGAGGCTGAGTGATGGATCTGGAAAAATTCTACTTCACATACGGCGCAGATGATGTTCAGCCGTACTGTGGAGGATGGACGGTGGTCTGGGCGCCCAACTACCACATGGCGTGTCAGGCGTTCCGGGCAGTCCACCCTGATCGCATTCCCAATGTTCTCAACTGCGCCAGCGTGTATAGCGCAAAGGAGTTCGAGAAAACCAAGATGTTCGGCTCGGAGGGCAACTTCGGCCGCCGCTGCCGGGAGACCATCACGTTGAATATCGCTGTCAATAAGGCCGAGGAGGGGGTGATTTTTTGAAAGCCAAGAAATTGACCCGCCGCCAGAAGGAAGCCCTCTCTGCTGCCGGTTGGGACTGCACCGCATATCTCTGGGTTCGGGATATCCCGAACGGCATGGTGCTCCTGAATAAGGACACTGGGAAAACCATCATTTTTGGAAAGTAAAAGGAGGATGCCACATGGCACAGGAAACCGCATTGCAGGTTATCGAACTGCAGCAGTTGCCTATCATCGTTGAGCGGCTGCACAGCGTAAAAGCTGACATCGAGCAGCGCACGGCTGACGCGCTCTCGCTGGTCTGCACAGAGCAGACTTATAAAAGCGTCAAGGATGCTCGCGCACAGCTGACCAAGGAATTCAAGGAATACGAAGCCCAGCGCATTGCTGTCAAGGAAAAAATCCTTGAACCGTATACCGAGTTTGAAAAGGTTTATCGTGAGTGTGTGACGGTGCCGTTCCAGACCGCAGACACAGAACTGAAGCGTAAAATCACGGACGTTACTTCCGGCATCGTGGCGCAGAAGACGGATGTTGTTCAGGAGTATTACAACGAGTTGGTGGCGGCTGCGGGTATTGACTGGATGGATGACTTGACCTACCGGCCGAAAGTCAACATGAGCGACAGCGTCACTGCCCTGAAAAAACAGGCAAAGGCGTTTGTGGATG